TTACTATCAGTAATACTTTTAGAAGCACTAAAGGGACAATTGGAAAGTCTACAGCAGTAGTGAGAGACGCTTTTTCTTCAGGAAATGTTATTGATGTTTACACCTTGGAAAAAGCTGATGAGTTAAGGTTACAAAAAGCTTCTCCTACATTTAAAAAAGAGTTATTGGCTGAAATTGAACCTAAGAAAATGATTACTGATGAAGTAGTAGTTTGTGATGGACTAATTAGAACTTTGGATGTAGCCGTTACCATTAGAGTAGACAAGGAATTGGATGAATTTGAACCTCAGATTCAACAAGAAGTGGCAACGGTAATTTTAAATTACTTTAATGTAGATAATACAGATTTTGGTGAAGCATTTAATCCCGCTCACTTAAATAGAAAAATATTTGAACTACCGAATGTTAGATTTTCTAGTGTAGACAATATTGAAACTCCTATTATTGTAGACTTCCATGAAATTATTCAATTAAATAATTTTACTATTGAAACCCTCTTTATCTGATGCCTAGAAGATATGTAAAACATTCCACTATAGATGCTTTGGGAAATGTAAAGCCCAAAATTGTTGCCGTTGTATCTACAAAAGGTAATCTACAAAACGAGGCTACAAAGCAAACCTACTATAAAAGAAATTATTTAGAAGCTCTTAGAAAAATTATCCCCCCTCTTTATTTTGATGATGAGCAAGAGGTTAGTGGAACTCATATATCTTTTCCAAATCAATTAATTAATTCCCATATATTAGCTAATAAAAATCAAAGCACTATTTTGCCTGTCTCAGCTTTGACATATGATAATTATTTATCGGCTGTTGATAATCCTTCGGGGTTTGCTCGATTCTTTTATAAGCAAAATTCTCCTGCTACTATTACTCCTGATGATTTTCAAAGGAATTTTTTATATCCCCGAGGAGTAAAGTTTTCTGAGTATAGAACGAGTGCTAGTTTTGTTAACTATTTGAGTGCTACTTTTCTTCCTTCAATTCCTGCTATCGCAGCGGGACACCATGCTGCTGCAAATTTAGCAACTCTAACGGCCAGTTCTTACGCTAATGATTCCTCAGGTACTTATAAGTATTTAGCGAATAATCTTGGGTGGATATACTTTCTAAATAGACTTGGTCCCACTAATGGATTTGATCCTTCTACTGGGCTCGCTACCTTAATGACAGAAACTTTGTGGAAGGGAAGGACTCTTGTACTAGAAGATTCTATAAAGCTTTATGAAGAATATCTATGGAAAAATGAGGCTATCTGGGGCCTCTCAGATAAAATTATTCCAACTGATTATGTTTCTGCGGTTGATATAAGTGGTAAGACTTACGCTAGTGGTACTCAGCTTCTTGATCGTCTTAACACTTTAACTAATGTAGTATATTCTCCTCACTTTCTGGATAGCCCCGATACGAAAGTAGCGGACTCCTTTAATACTTTTCTTTCAACTTCCTCTATATCCCAAGAAGGTACTCTTATAACTGAGACTTTAGAGGCTGGCCCATTGGCACGTTTTCTCGAAGCTATGTCTTTTACTATAGCGGATACTCTCACAGAGCATAATGAAATTGGAGTTCTTTACGATATTGCCAAATGTCCTGATGAGTATCTGGATCTTTTAGCAGAGTTAATTGGTTGGAGATTCTTAGGAGCAGATATTGACAAGTGGAGAGTTCAATTAAGAAATGCCGTCAGAATCTATAAAATGAAAGGAACTAAGAGATCTGTTCAGCTTCTCTTAGATACTTTATTTTCCACAGGTGTCTTTAATGTGACCACTAGTGGTACTTTAATAGAATTATGGGAATCTTATATCCCTGATCTCCTTTATTATTCTTTAGCTACTAGTTCTCCCCTCTTTACTGATTTTGATACTTATACAGAGGCATCTGCTGCGCGGTTTGGAGTGCCCAACTACTCTGTCTCTAGTATGGAAACTAATATAAAATATGTGGTAGACAAAATTCTATTGGATTTATTTTTAGAATTTCCTACTAATTTTCGTTTAGGGACTGGTGCTTTCCCTCAAGTTAAGTTACGACCGTTCAAAAAGATGCCTCCCAACACCCAGTATCCTGATGGATACTGGGAATTAGATAAGGATAAGGAGTATGCAGGTCCTTATCATATAATGGGGAGAGGTAGTTATCCTAAAAATTATGTTCTTCCTGATTATCATGTAGATTATACCTTTCCTGTTTATATGACTGGTACAGAACATACTGTTGCGAAATCACAATATCTTGGATTGAGTTTGGATGATCCTAATTTTATATTCAAATATAGAAATGTAATTAATTTTATACCTCCATATGAGAAGAGAAAATACTATATGAACACTCAGGTCACTGAGTCTGTATTAGAGCGTATAAAATATCACTTAAATTGTTTCGGAGTAGAGACGAAGTATTGTAATTCTGTGTTGAGATACCTTAAGGATAATACTACACAAACTTTAGACACCGACCAAACTCTTAATAACTTTCTTTTATTCACTAAAGAAAAGCAGTACCCCCCTAATTATGCTCGTATCCTAAAAACCGTCACGCAGAATAAAACTCCAGACCCTGTAAGCTTGTTGAGTTTGTGGAATGGAAAATCGTCTCATTTCTTAATGAAATTTGATTCTAGTTCTTTTAATTGGACTTCTTCCCAATTAAAATCGGACGCTAAGTATGGGATTAAGATGGTTAAATCTGCATTGGATCAGGTAATCCCAGCCCATGCTATTCCAGAAATAATTGTTTCTTTATCTGCGGTAGCAGATGCTATGGTTGCTATTGCTGACAATGATTGTAGGGAGATTAGACCTAATTTTTATGACCTATATGAGGGGTCCTCTACAGTTACTACTAATTTTGGTACTTGTGCCGTGAATATGGCCGAGGTGGGCGCAGACAATGGTCTTGCTCCCCATAGATTTAAGAGAGCAGATGTTGAGAGTCCTCATGATCCTCTGTTTGCATCTGGTCTTACGAATAAATTTTTAGCAGATACGGTAGCTCCTAGAAATTCCCTGAGGAGAAGGAACTTTCATAACCTTTTACCTGAAACAAAAATGTTCACAAGAGTAGGTAAAAATAATCCTGGTAGTCTAGAGCTATCTACTTCTTATTATTCTTCTTCTGTTGGGTTTCTTCCTTTAGGCTTTATTCCCTCCTCTTTAAAGTTTCAGGAAATTCCGCTCGTCCAAAATCCAAATGGATATTTGATAGGAAAATTACTTGATCATAAAAACCTACATGCCGTGTGGGATATATGTCAAAATCTTTCTTCTCCTAGTTCTATTTTTGGTTATGACATAAGTAATACTTTTCCATCTAGAGTAAAACAAAATATCTCTAGTTCTGATTGCAATACTTATGGCAGACGAGGGCAACTACCAGAGATTTTGTATACGATGAATAAGCTGCATGATAAAGAAAAATATTTACAAGCAAGTTCAATTGTTTCAGGATACCTAGACTCCAGGGGAGCTATTAATCCTGATTGGCCGACGAGTAATGGTTTAATAACTCCTACAAATTTTGCTGATTGGTATGCTCAGGGCGCAGTTTACGGGGGGCTTGATGTTCCTAAATCTATTGGGAACCATCTAATTAATAAAGAAGCGACCGATAAATCTCTCAATTATTTAGAGCACTTTAAATTTGGATATCCTGTGCAAAGATTTTATAATGTTTATAACACCATTTTTTCGGGACATGGAACTCAGAGTGATTATAATCTTATGGGGGTTCCTAATATCTATAGTCATACTTATGGTCCTCTCATATATAATTCTCAGTTTGATGTAGACGGTTCGGGATTGGAGACCAGCGGGTATCTCGCAGCGAGTTCTCCTCTTTACGAGGTAGATCTTTCTTATTTCGGGGGCAGCGGTGTGCTAAGTATTTCGGGAACAAGGGGGGATAATGCTGTAGGGACTTACGCAGCTTCCAATGCTGCCGATGTTTATCTTAAAAGACCTGAATTTCGTAATACTAATTTAGTAAGTGCTATAGAATTAGTGGATACTTCTAGTCCTGCGTCACATGTTTCAGCTACTGTTCCTCATCCTACTTTTTCTATTTTTAAGCTTTCAAGAGATAACCAAAGTCGATATTCTTTTTCTAAGTATTTAATTAATAATCAGATAATTAAATATCATAGATCTGATGATTCCGATTTATTCCCTAGGCTTAGAGTGAAGATAGATAATTCTAATTCTAAGAAGTCTAGAAATTTTCTGGAGCCTGACCATGTTTATGAAGTAACGGTTAAAGCTCATAATTTAGAAGTAAATTCTTTAAAGATGGGAGGTCTCGTTCTGGGGTGTTGGATCCACACTGAACCTGAAAATAATAAGATATGGAGCTATGTTCCCAAGGGAGTATACAATGAGTGTACTTACGAAACATCTGAAGATAGGTGGGTTCAAACTCCTCTAAGTGATCTTTCTGGGGCTGACGGTATCAATATAGCTAAGGAGTATGCACAGACATGGAAGTTTCCTCTGGGGCAGTTAGATAAATTAATAGGGCATGGGGAAACTAAAAACGGTATTAGAATTAAGAATTTGTATGACGATCATTGTTGGGAGCCCTACTTAGTGGATCAAATTACTAAAGGAGGAGATCCTTTAGCCATTTCCAATATTAATGAAAAGACTCGTCATGATATTAAATTTAAATTCTCTACAATGAATAACATAGGGCTTATGCGCTTGATTACAGAAGATATGCCTGTTGATGAATACTATAGATCTATTGGAAAGGTACATAGAACAGATCAAAAATATGTTTTAGAATTCTTTGTTATGGATGGAGCCTCAAAGAAATTTATAGTTTTTGAAGATATATCTATACAAGATTTAACAAACTATGATAAGGCTATTATTGATAGCACTTTTGGACCAATCCAATTAGATGTGAAAGACTTAAAATCAATTTTTAGGTACTTTAAAGATCTTCATGGGGGGATAGCCA